GATAGGTTAAGAATATGCTCTTAGAATTGAACTGAAAGGTCATGTACTTTGAGAGGGAGATTTCTTCCGAATCTAAGTACAGTTGATAAAAAATAAAAGCAAAAAAGAAAGAAAAAAAAAAGTTATCGAATTATTTCATTGGTTGTTGAACTAATGAATAGAAGCTAGGATTATAAGTTATGGTTGGGACTTCTGACATTCCCAATATTTAGAAGTATTGTGTTTTAGTGTGAATATTGTGTTTTAGTGTGATATTGGATATTGCACATTAGTGCGCGCCAATATTGTATATTAGTGCGTATATTGTGCATTAGTGCGGCGCAGCCTTTAGGGTAACTCATTACTTCACCGCCGGTGGGCTACCTCTCTGCCTGGCGCTAGTATTCATAACTCTCTACTTTCAATAACTAACGAGCTAGGGTTGGGGCGCAGCCGTACCCGTAGGGCCAACCATAGTGAGCAGTTCTTTAATCATAATAACGGAGACGTGCCATTCCAGTGAGCACTGATGCAACAGCAGAAGAAGAAGAGTCCACTCTCCAGATGAGGTACAGAGCGCCGGAGGCGATGTCTGCAATTGTTTGAGGGTCAGTCTGGCCCGAGTAGTTGGATTGCAGTCGAGGCAGCTTCACATACTCGTTGACTGGGATCACATCAACGGTTGAAGGTCCTGTTCCTTGTGAAACAGGGGTTGTTGGAGGGTTGGTGATCCTCCAGTCTCGGATCATTCTGAATCTTTCCATTCCATCATACTTGATAGGGTCGAAGATGGAGGTGACTTGTTCGGTACCTGCTTGCAGAGTACTTCCGAAGATGGCCGAGAAGATGGGGATGGTACTTACTGGTTGGGCGTCCCAGACCAAGCAGCATCTGATCACTACTCCTGATCTTCCAACACCTGTTGCGAAGGTGGGTGTGTTGGTGATTGCGATTGAACCTGAGATTTTGACGGACTTGAGGATGGTTTTCCTTCCGATACGGTTCCATGAACCTGAGCCTGGGACAATGAGGTTCAGTACATCGATACCACTATTGGTAGTGGTGGTGGCGATGAGTGATTGGCTGATATCACTGTCTACTCCTTTGACTTCTCCAGTGGGTTTTCCATAGGAGAGGGTATTGACAAAGGATCCACTTGGGGTTTGGTAGGAGCTGAAGGCTCTATCCATGCGGCGACTTGCCATCCTGGCTCTCTTTCGCATGGCTTCAGCCCCAGACCGTCTTGCGGTTTGACCGTATTTGCGGGCTCTCTTTAGATCGCTGGCTAACATTTTAAAAGTTGTTCTCTTTTTAAATTCAAAAAAAGAAAGAAAAAAAAAGTTATCGAATTATTTCATTGGTTGTTCATTTAAGGAGGGGTTCTACTATATAAGCTAACTTATATATATATATTAGACGGAGTGGAGGCGGAACCCAAATAAGGGTGAGCACATGGGAGGCCGACATAGCTCTAATATTACCTATGTCGGCATACTCCCCACTCCCATACCCGGGTGTAAGCCGGGTCTTTTCCGGACGCAGCATATTCAATGCGGAGTCTTGTAAGCGACCGCAGGTCTTATCAATTTGTGGCTACAAATTAAAACTTATATCTTCTATTCAATCTTTAATCCAAAATAATAAAACGTTGGTCAGCCAGGGCGTAGGTCTCCTCGCACTGGGTTCCCAGATCGACCTCATCAGAACGGTCGGTAAAGGACTTAGTGAAATCATCATCAGATTCACAAGAGTCAGAACCATCACAAGTCCATCTTTGGAGATCAGGATAGACGCTGATGCCTGGATCAGCAAAACGGATGGGTTCTTTGAAAACATTGGGGTTTTCATCAAAATTGATGACTGGGTCATCATCAGAGATCTCTTCCATTTCGGGTGCTGCTTCAATCCTGATGAGTCCTTCTTCAGGTACTTCAACGAATTCGAGTCGATCAAGCAGCGGGTGCAGTTGGGACATCTGCACCTTATGATAGCATTCCATAGGGCTGAAGTTGGACAGGATGATAACCGGGAGGTTATCTCTTTTGACAAGAGGCGGAGCTCCTCTCCTAGAGAGAGGATGAGGGTCACCGCTCAATACTGGGTTGAGTTCGGTGATCATCTTTTGGGCGCGGAACTCGTCCAAAACAATCAGGTCGAAGGCACCGTCGGAGTAACCGTCCCACCATTTCTCGTCCTTGGGCCACCAGTAGATTGAGAGCTTAAAGGTCTTCTCCATCCACATCAATAAAGAAGTCTTCCCCGCTCCCGGTGGAGCTTTGATCCACAGTTGAGCCTGACGATGAATCCTCGTCTGTCGAATATTCTTCTCCAGCCAAGTAGCAATCGCTTGATTCCAGTCGGAGCAATAAGGCTCGACAACTTGGACACGGACCTTGAGGTCCTGGGCCGCTGCAAATTCGGCCCGTTTCTTCTTCAGCTCGAAGAAGGAGTGATAATGTTGAACCGCTCGTAGGTGCTGGAGCATATACCCTGGGGCTTGGTCGTCGATCGCATCCAACCCAGCCCCACCCCTGACTAGGTTGGTAATCATCTCGGTCTTGGAGTCCGACTTCTTGAGGAGGGTGATCAAGTCGAGTTCTCTGGGCAACGTGAGGAAGTTCCCTTCCTTCATGACGTACTGGAACGCCTTCTTCCAGCCCCCTTTGAATCTCGCGTTGATGTTCGGGTGCGAACGAGCGAGATCGTCGAAGCATCTGGCGTTCCTGGTCCTGTACGGATTCTTCAGGCAGATGGCTGCATGGAGGTGAGTGTTCCCGTCCTTGTGGTGTTCCTGGGCAGCGATGCATTTCTCGATGTTTAATCCAAACAGAGCTTCGATGTTTGCGATGAAGTTAGACAAGGGATACTCACACTGAGGATAGGTTAAGAATATGCTCTTAGAATTGAACTGAAAGGTCATGTACTTTGAGAGGGAGATTTCTTCCGAATCTAAGTACAGTTGATAAAAAATAAAAGCAAAAAAGAAAGAAAAAAAAAA